CCAACTAATGTCCAACCAACTAATGTCCAACCAACTAATGTCCAACCAACTAATGTCCAAGCTATAATGGTAGCTGACACTAAACCAGATGAAACTAAACCAGATGAAACTAAACCAGATGAAACTAAACCAATAGTAGAAACTAAACCAATCGCACCAGATGAAACTAACTCGGATAATAAACAATTATACAATTCAACTAATAATAAAATTTTAAAACTATTAAATAATAAAGATTTAAAATTATCTGAATCGCCCAATTATTCCAAGCAATTTTTACGCGAATCATACAATAAAAAAGGACATTCTGATAATGATATAATGTCAACTCTAAAAAAATTAAATGACAGTAAAGCATCCATTCAATCTACCAATATTGAAAGTAAGATTAAACACAACATATTAAAAAATTTAGATTCTGAAACTTATAAACCGGAAATGAATATAGAAAATTATCAAGATATTTTTTCTAATAGCGAAATTAAAAGGGATACAGTTGAAAAAATATCTAAAAATAATAATAATACTAATAATACCAATAATAAAAATAAACAAAAGTTTTTTAATAATTATTTAAATATCTAATTATCATCTTTCTTAGATGGCATCCTATATGTTTTCATAGAAGGTAATATATAGTCCATAATTGCGTAAGAAATTGCTACAATGAAAGAAATCATTAGATTATCACTATCTAAGAGTGTTGTAGTTGGAATATATTTAATCGCTATACTAGTTACTATACCAATTAATATATATTTTAATATTTGGTTTAGTTTACATAACATTATAATAAAATAACATAGAAAAAAATCTAATATGATTATAATGATTATATGGTTAATAATAGTTATAACTGTAATACTAATAATATGGCTTCAATCAAGTAATAATACAAATGAATATAAAATGAAAGACCGTAGAAAAAGAACATATTGTAAATATATCTTTAATAAAATGAAAGTACCATTAATTGTCGTTTGTTTATTAGTATTAGTATATTTAAGTTATTCAAATGATAATTCTAATATAAATCAAACGGAAGTATTTTTATCTTTACCTAATTTTTAAACCTATTGTTAAAATTGATTTTGTAAAATCTATGTATATTTAATGACAACAAGAGATATAAAATATGGAGGACATTCATTAAAAATTAAACGTTTTGATATAAAATCAATGCCAGACAATGTTACTATTGCAATGATTGCAAAGCGTGCTTCTGGTAAAAGTTATTTAACTAAAGAAATTTTATTTCACAAAAGAGATATACCGACTACAATCGCTATTAGTAAAACAGAAAAATTAAATAAATTTTATGCAGATTTTATTCCCGATGTGTATATATACGATGAATATAATAATAGTATACTAAATAGAGTATATAAAAGACAATCATTAATCAATGAAGATAATGATAAAAAGAAAAAAGAGGGGAAAAAGTTAAAAGATTCTAGAACAATGCTAATTATGGATGATTGTATGAGTTCAAAAGGAACCTGGGTTAAAGAACAACCTATATCGGAGTTATTCTTCAATGGTCGTCATCACAATTTATCTTTTATTTTAACAATGCAGTTTCCATTAGGAATTCCACCTGAAATGAGAAGTAATTTTGATTATATATTTTTACTTGCAGATGATTTTATATCAAATAGACGACGACTTTATGATCACTATGCAGGAATGTTTCCAGATTTTAGTACATTTCAACAAGTATTTTTAGATTTAACTGAAAATTATGGATGTATGGTAATTAATAATAGAGTACACTCTAAAGATATTACTGAAAAAGTATTTTGGTATAAAGCAAAAGAAACACCTCGGTTTACAATGGGATCTAAAATATATAAAAAATATCATAGTAAAAAATATGATAAAGAGTGGAATAAAAAAATAGAGGTATTCGATCCTTCTATTATGATATCAAAAAAGAAAAATGATTCTAAAATAATTATTGAAAAAATTAGAGAATAATTGTTTTTGCTATTTTAGTTGTATTATTTATTATAATTCATCTGATTTTTTAGCTTTATTGTTTTTTATATTTTACTTTTGCTGGATTTTATATTTAGCTATATTATTCATCTGCATTAGTTGTTATTTTTTTTTTCAATTGTTCTTCATTCTCTTTACATTCTTTCAGCCGAGATTCCATTCGCTGAATTTTGTTATCTATATCATCAATACTATTTGTTAAAAGTGTAACATCTTCAACCGTTTTAGCATTACTTAGTTGCTGAAGTAAATCTTCCTTATTTTTATTATTCTCACTTAGATTATCATTAATATTATCAGCCATTTTTTCTGTTTTTCGTAATTCATGAAATATATTGGCTTGTTCTTGATTATTCTTATGACCATTCATCAGTTTATTTAATTGTTCGTCAGCATATTCAGAATTATTAATTGCTTTTGAATTAGGATCTGGGTCAAATGGTAACCATTTACCACTTTCTCCTACAAAAACATTATGATACTTATCATTTGCTTGAATATTTTTTGCTTGCTTACAAGCTTCTTCATATGTACTATATGCTCCACCAAATCTAATTCCGGTCATCGTATTACCATCTTCTTTATTTACTAGAAATGAAAGACAAATAAATTTTTGCTCATTTGGTACAATTGTTAATACATCTAAGTTACTCATTATTTTAATATAATGAAATAATGTTTAAATCATTTAATTCCTATCATTATATAATAATAGGAATATAATGATTACTATAAAGAAACAAGAGCTTCTAGCTAATAAAATTATGTGTAGCTGGACTATTAAAATGAAAGACGATTCATATTTTAAAAAAAAAATAAATAAAGAATATAACGTAATATCAATTGTATATTTTAATAAAAGCACTTCATATAAGGATAATAAATATTATATATTTGGATTAAATAATATAATAACTAATTTTACTAGAGTGCTACCTAGTTATCGATTAAGAATCTATCACGATAATACTACAGTTACTATAATTAACGATATATTAAAAAATTATGATAGTATTATTACAGATAATATAGAATTATTTGAATACGACATACCTTTTTTTAGAGAGGATAATAATATATACCATAAAGGTGTGGTAGGTACATTGATACGTTTTTTACCACTTTTTAATAGTATGATTCATCGAGTAAGTAAATGTATAGTATTTGATGCCGATAATACAATGGGTGATTACTACAATAAATTAATTAATTATTATGATAGTAATAATATAAAGTTTTCTTATAGGAGTCGTTTTTGTTATATTAGTAAAAGAATATCGTGTCTATCAGATGATATTATTAAATATCCAATGATCGCTAGTTATATCTATCAATCTATCAGTTTACCTCATAGTATTTTTAGTAATTTTTTAGAGGTTCTATATATTAAAGACAGTGATGTGAATAATAATATTATGAATTTAATACATCGATGTAATATAGCGAATAAATATGAATATGGGATCGATGAATTATTTATTAATCGATATCTTATACTATATTTTTATAAAGAAAGAATACCAATTGCGCCTGTTGTATTTGATTATTCCTCAATATATCGTGGATTAATTTTATATGTTGAATATCTATCGATATATAGTGATTATATAAAATTCTTAAAAGGACTTTTTAAATGTTTCAATATTAGCAATATATTTAATTCGATCGAAACAAATAATATCGATCCTACTACTATTATTAAAAAAAATAGAATTTTAATTGAAAAACAAATTAATATATTTTTCAAAGAAAAAAATAGCAAAGCTGGGCGTTATATGATTGATAATATGAAAAAATTTTTAGATTATTCTAAAAAAAAATATCAAGATCCTAAATTTAAATTAACTTTACCAAAGATAGATATATTGATAGAATGTATATCTAATGATATTAATATATCTATCAATAAATTAAATTTATTGGTAATTACAACCGATTATATAAATAATAAAAAAATAGATAAAATGGTTAAATGGATTGAATTATAATTATAACCAAATATTATATTTCACTATATCAGCTTTTGTTAATAAAACGTTAACTGGCCACGCATAATATAGTCTACCACTTAGTCCAGCATCACCCGTAGGATATATATAGGCCAATTCGGTATCTTTTATATTATCTATGTTTCTAATCCAATTTACTCCAAATGAACTACGATTCATTTCAAGTAAATTAGATTTTGTATGTTGTTTCATATTATTATTTATTGTAATGGATTCCATTTAATTTTATAGATAGATAGATAGATAGCTAGCTAACTAACTATAATATTATCAACTTTTTATTAATATGTTGTTGATTATAGAATGTAAATTGCAGCTTTGCTGTATTTTACGTTGTTGGATAAAATTCCCATTTTAGATATTTGCAAAATTTTTGCCATATAATATCTTGTTCCATTAATTTTTGAGGTTGTAACATTGGAAAAAAATTCAATAAATCATCTTTTTCTAACAATTCACTAAATTTATATAAAACGTACGGATAAGATAAGAAATTTTTTCTATTCTTAGGTTTAAATAATTCCCAAGGATCTTGAATTGTAGTAAACATTTCTATAAATTTTTCTTCAGTCTCTCTATCTATCTTTGGTGGCATAATTCCTGATATTTTATTAATAATAAAAGGTATGTGTTCATATAATTTGTTGTAGCCTAATTTTTTTAATATATCTTGCATTTTATCTCTCGACAATTTTAATAAATCTATATTTTTATATTTATTAATTTCATTTATAATATTACTATATACTTCATCGGGTATTTCAGTTGTTTCTTTTGCTTGTAACTGATTTAACCATTCTTTAAAATGATTAATCCGTCGATAAGGCGAGTATTCTTTAATGGTTTTATCTTCATCGATAATTACAAATTCCATATCACCACACTCGGGACAAATATAAGATGAATCATATTGATTTAATGTTTTTTCAACATCACAGTAATCACAATATTTAATTCTATTAGTACCATCATCTTTATGTACTCTTATTCCTTCAACCCTCTGACAAAAACGTTCAAATAAATCTGCTTTATTATTAGGCTTCTTCTTATCTTTATAATTTGGTGATAAATATTCCAGTATATTTTTAATTTCAACAATTGGTTTGGTATCTCGTATTTCATAATACTCTGATAATAGATCGCCTGTTAAATCATAGTAATTTATCTCATCCATATTATTTTTAATACTATCAATTTCAATTTCTAGTAAATTTTTACTATTCAATAATTGACATCTTTTTTCCAAATCAATAATATGATTTGTATCTCTCAAACTATCTATTCGATATATCTCATCATTAATTTTAATTAATTGTTGTTGTATTTTATCAATAGATCCTTTTTTACTCTCAATTTGTTTTATTTTATTACGGTGTTTAATTTCCAGTGTATTAGAATCCTTCATATTAGAATTATGTTTTACTTGTTTTTTTATCCTAAAATTGGACATCTATATAATAATAATAAATAGATTGACTTTAAATTATAATATTATGAGTTGGGAGTTGAGAGTTGGAAGTTGGGAGTTAACAGCTTATTATGTAGGAGAAAATCATAAGAATCATCAAAACTTTATTTGCTTATATCATATCATATTATTAGAAAAGATCAAGCTTCTACAATTACGCTATATATATCGTAACATCATCTTATCCTATAAACGAACATATCAATTAATATCTAAAAAAAAGTATAGATTTTTAACATTTTATTATAATAATCTAAAAAAAAATATCTAAAAAAAATTATTATATCGATATTTAAAAAAAAAGCTTATTTTTGAGCAATAGTATAAAAAAAAGTATAGTTTTTTTAATATTTTGTTTTTTAAATTGTATAAAAATAAAATATTATAAAAAATTATTTTCTGTATTATAGTATATAATGGCTGGAGGTTTAATGCAACTCGTTGCTTATGGTGCTCAAGATGTCTATCTTACTGCTGATCCACAAATAACATTTTTTAAGGCGGTTTACCGTCGTCACACTAACTTTGCCATGGAATCCATGGAACAAACTCTAACTGGTACTGCTAATTTTGGAAATAAAGTTGTATGTAAAGTTTCTCGTAATGGTGATTTAATGTCTCGCGTTTATGTGAATGCTACTCTACCCTCTACTAATGCTCAAAGTACTGGTTCCTATGTTAATCGGGTTGGATGGAAACTATTAAAACAAGTTGAGCTTCGTATTGGAGGTCAAATGATTGATCGCCATTTTTCTACCTGGATGCAAATATGGTCTGAATTAAATAACACCCACACTCAGAAACAATTACTCGATAAATTAGTTGGACAAACTGAGGAAGATGGAGATATTCAACTTGCTGATGTGCAAGCTGGGTACAGGTTACAAATTCCTCTTTTGTTTTCATTTTGCCGTCATCCTGGACTCGCTCTACCATTGATCGCCTTACAATATCACGAAGTTGAAATTCAAATTGATTTTGAAACACAAGCTAATTGTATGGGAGTACCCTTTACTGGTGCCAATGTAACAACTGGTGCATTAACCGGTGTATCTCTCTTTGTTGATTACATCTTCCTTGATACTGCTGAACGTAAAATGTTTGCACAAGATGCCCACGAATATTTGATTGAAACTGTTCAATCTCAAGATAGTGCTTTATCCGGTACTAATGCTAACAGTGTTCGGCTAACATTCAACCACCCTACTAAATATATTGCTTGGGCTGCACGTGATTCTGCTGATACTGCCACCCGAGACTCATTTACCGGGTTTACTAGTGTTGCCGCCCCACAACAAGCTGGTCTTGAGGGTTTGACAACCGTTGTGTCATCTTTGTCTAATGGTAAACTCCAATTAAATGGTCAAGATCGTTTTTCAGTTCGTGATAGCGCATATTTTAATTATGTTCAACCTTATCAACACTTTAGTGGTAAACCAGATCTTGGTGTTCAAGTATATTCTTTTGCTCTTAAACCTGAAGAACATCAACCATCTGGAACTTGCAACTTGTCACGAATTGATAACGTAAATCTTATTGTCACTCCCACTACTTCTACTGTTAATACACTGTTTGTCTATGCTCTCAGCTACAATGTATTCCGAATTGCCAGCGGTATGGGTGGTTTGGCGTACAGTAACTAAACTCAATTATCATATTTTATTAATAATTGAAATTAATATTTAAAGATTACATATTATATAGTTTATATAATATGTGTTCAATAAAATTTTTATTTGATGAAACTTTAATATGTGGAAAACTTCAATTTGATAATAATGTATTCTACCTAGATATGGATGATATGTTAAATATTATAAATAATAAACAATTATTTATATTTAATGATATATTAGTATATCCATACTATATCTATAATTATAAAAAAATAACATTATTTCAATATATATATAGATTAAATGAAACAAATATTAATATTAAATTTAAAAATAATAATAAATTAGATTTAAGAAAAAACAATGTATTAATATATCATCAATATAATAATATTATTAAAGAAAAATATAATATAATTAATTATATTCAAGGTCATTTTATACAAAAAGGTATATGTGCAGGAACAATTAAAAATCCTCTATGGAAAATAAAAAATCAATCAGATAAGCAAAATGTTTATATAATGTATTGTGACACAAATGGAACTTGTAAATTAGATGATAAATCATATGAAAAAATTTTAAATTATGAAAAAGAAAATAATATTAAAATTACTTGGTTTCTTCATGCTAATGGATATATCGCTGGGCATATAAATCATAATAGTATATTATACATTCATCAAATTATCATGGATTGTTATGGTAATGGCAAAGGAACTAAGATTATAAGTGTTGATCACATAGACCAAGATCCTACTAATAATATGATGTCCAATTTACGGATAGTAAATCGAAAAGAACAAGAGGGAAATAGTCGAGGAATAAAAGAAGGAACCAAGCGTGCGAGAAAACATAATGCTAAATCTTTACCAGATGGTTTGACTCAAGAAATGATGCCAAAATATGTAGTATATTATAAGGAATGCTACAATAAAGAAAAACAATTATTTCGTGAATTTTTTAAAATAGAAAAACATCCTAAATTAGAAAAAATATGGGTATCAAGTAAATCTAACAATATACCTTTATTGGAAAAACTAGAAACTACAATTAAAATGATAGATAGTATATAGATATTATTAAATTAAAACTATCTATAAACCAACAATATGAAGTGCTTTAATTGGTGCAACGGAAAAGATATCTACTCTCGATGCATTATTTGGTAATTTTTCTAATTCCATCCCCCATTCACCAAATAGGTCAGTACCACTTTTTTGTAAGAGTATTTTATTATAATTTTTTCCAACCATATTACGTAATCGATTGTTAAACATTTCAACCGTATCATTAAAATTATAACGCCAGTCTATTAATGCCATTACCTTTGATAATTCTTTCTTGTAATCATCTACTGTCTCTTCCGTGTAATTATCTGGTAGTGCACTCAAGGCGCTATCAATATGAGTATCTAATTCTTGAATTGTGGACATTTGTTATTATAATTTAAAACTATCATAACAAAAATTTATTTTATCAATTTTTTCTATAGGGGGCTAATTTGATAGGCCTAATTTGATAGGCCTAATTTGATAGGCCTAATTTGATAGGCCTAATTCCATCAACATATTAGCACATTTAACGGTAAAATCTAACGTTCTATTTAATCCAGCACCAATTATAAAATGACTATGAAATATAGTATCTCCAGCACCTATATATAAAACTTGTTTTTTATTAATAAAAAAAGTATCACACATTTTAATAGAATGCCTCATATATATTGACCATACATCTATTGTAAAATTATATTGCATATAATAATTTCCAGCTTTGCTGTTTTCTATAAATATACTATTTAGAAAATTTCTAGCAATATTATCTTTAATACCACTAAAAATTATATTCATTTCATCAAAATTAAATTTTTTATTTTTAAATTGGTTTAAATATACTAAATCATATTTATTTACTATATCGATATCATATTTATTTATAAAAGTTAACATTTTATCATTTTTATGCACCGATATAGATCCATAATAATAATTCTTAATAAATGATTTTTTGATATTAGTTGATTCTCCCAATTCAACTAAATTTTTTTCTGGTTTAATTATTAGAGTTTTATTTAGAATCCTATTTTCTTTTTCAAAATTATCAATCCATTTTATATCTTGAGGTGTTATATTAATTGCATCTGTTTTTAATCTACCACCCGTACAATCAAATACTACTTTAAAATTACCTCGTTCTATTATTTTCTTGTAATCATCCCAATTATAATCATTGTATATTATTGGAATATTATATTTAGATATAGCGGTACAATATAGCAAGTATTCTAACATAAATATATTTACAAATAAATTATCTTTATTTTTATTCCAACAATATATTTTGGGAATAATTAAACTTAGATAACTAGATGATGTATTGAAAGGTCTTTGTCGTGTATATGGTTTTCTAAAACCTGGTTTTTCAATTCGACTGTCATATAATACTATGTTAACTTTTATATTAGAATAATATGATTTAAGATAACTTGCTAAAAATAAACCAACTGGTCCTGATCCAATTATCATAATATTTATTGTACTACTCTTATTAATTGTATCATACAACATATCTATTTTATTATTATTATCAAATGAAGATTTTAATAAATAGGTAGACATTAGTGATACTATTTTTAATATTTTATCCCAATTTAATACAATGTGCATTTCTTTAATTAAATCTTTCACTATATCATCTGATAAAGTTTTATATTTTTCTGTAGATAAATTGAGTATATTACCAAAAGGTATAGTTACATTTTTATTAAATGGTATTTTATGTTTAATAATTTTTTTTTGCATAGAAGTATATTGTTTTGCTATTCTATTTACACGTTCTATATCGGTAAAAAAAACGTGTGTATCTTTAGCGAATATTTTTTGATATAATATATTTATATTATCTTTAATTTTATCCATTATATAACATGCTTAATATAAAAATTATAATTAAATCAGTATAGTATAACCAGCAGCTTTAGGATGACCATTTCCTCCATACATTCTAGCAATATTATCAACTCTAATATGATCTTTCAAACTTCGCATTGAATAAACTTTTTTATTATCTGAAATAGTATGAAGTATTCTTAATACATCGCTATCATAATTTTCTATTGCAAAATCAATTAAATATTTAAATAAATTACTTTTACTACAAGTAATATCAATCACTTTATAAATTGTATTATTATCCAATTCGATTGTAGTTTCTAGTGTAGTTTCTACTCGGGTATTAAAATAATAACTTGCTTCTATTTTCATTTTATTAATTTCATCTATACCACGAGTAATAAAAGTATTATGAAGACGATATTTATCACTTAATAATAATCTTTTAATTATTGCATCTCGTGGATCTACAGTATATTCCATTTTATTAAATCGAGCTAAATGTTTTCCATAACTAATAGTATATGGTTCAGTGTCGACATCTGTAAAATTCCAAATATCTTTATTACCAATATGTTTTACAACCAATGGATATTTGGTATTGGGATTACAATATTCCCAGGTTAACATACATCCCGATTTATCAAATGAATAATTCATTTTAATATTTAAAGTAACTGTAGAATTTTCCATTTTATTTTTCATTGTAGTAATTGCATTTTCATGATGATCAAGTATTAAGTAAGAATGATATAATGGTAGATCTTCTAGTCTTGGACATATATCGAGAAACACAATATTTCTTGGATTTAATTCTTTTTCCAATATATCAATTGCAATATTTTTATTATCTTTTATTTCTGAATGATTCCAAGGGTAAAAATCAGAATTATTATATTTTAATTCCCATATAATTTTAGCTAATTCTCCATCGTGACAAGGAAAATGATAGAACACTATATAGTTTGACATTAATAGATAATTAAATATTTTCTTTATCTAATAATCTATTGTTATATTATTAGATAATCTATTAATAAAATTTAGTATTTTGTAAATAACTATTTAATTTTGATGTGTAGGATGAGTTTTTTTCATAGATTAAAATATCATCCAAATTATTAGTATTATTTAAAAATCTATCCAGGTTATTAGTTGTAGGTTTGGTTGGATTAGCCTCATCGCTACTCTCATCGCCACTCTCATCGCCACTCTCATCGCCACTCTCATCGCTACTCTCACAATCACTACTACTATATATTGATTCTGAGGTAGAATAATATATATTATTATTTGTATCTTCAACCTCATCATCAACTTCATTTTCTTCAATATCACTAACACTACCTATCATATCATCATCACTATCCATATTAATATCATTCTCTTCATCTTCTAAAATATTACCTCGATTATTATTATATTTTATTATTTTTTTTTGTAAATATTTATATACAATTTTTAGTTTTTGCATTGTATTTAAATTATTATTAGTACAAAATTTATTAAAGTTTTCAATAATAGTATCTTCCATTATAATTAATAGTTATTATTATTTTTAAGTATAATTATCAATTTTTATTTTAGCTACGCTGTTCCATCTCTGATCCATTTACCTTCATCTCATAATTATTTTAATTCTAAATATTTATATATATGTGTTTCAATCCTGAAGTTTCAATCACAACCTATATAGTAGGTATAATAGGCTGCATACTCTTAATATTAAATAATGATGTAAATTTTATTCCTCAGGCAATCTTCTTTATTTGGGTTATTCATATGCAATTAATAGAGTTTTTCTTATGGAAAAATCAACCTTGTAATCAGATGAATAAAAATATAAGTATAATAGGAATGATAATAAATAATATGGAACCAATTATATTATGGCTAGCAATTATAATATTCTCAGATAAAAAATTACCAACCTGGATACATTTAATTATGGCTTTATATTTAATAGCATCATTCTATATATCATACAAATCTTATACTGATAATAAAACAAGTTGTACCACGGTAACCCCCGAATCATCTCCGCATTTAAATTGGAAATGGAATGAAGGAAATATTTTTACAAATATATTTTATATATTCTTTTTATTAGTATGTGTATTGCTATCAATCTATGGATTAAGTTATGGAATGGTAATGGCATTTATATTCTTATTATCATTCTTTGCATCATTTTTAATCTATGGAAAATCACATTCAGTGGGAGCAATGTGGTGTTTTATTGCAGCATTTGTACCAATCGTTCTTCCATTCATTTGTAAGATTCCCATTTTACAGAATTTAAAATAGATCACACTTTTAACAATTTATTATTTATTAGATAAAGTATTAATAAATTGATCTATATCTCCATCTAATAAAGATATATTTTCTTCTATTTTATCATCTGACCAGTCCCACCATTTAATTTTTAATAAAATCCTAATTTGTTTTTTATTAAATTTATATTTAATTACCTGCGCTGGATTTCCATAAATAAAACTATATGGTTTAACATCACGTGCAATATAACTGTTATTTGCTATATTTGCTCCATCGCCAATTGTAATACCTGGCATAATAGTTACGTTAGAACCAATCCAAACATCATTACCTATAGTTACTGAGCAAGAACAACTACTTAATGGTATTATCCATTTATTATTTTTTGTTATAATACTACCCCCATTTAAATATATATTTACATTTCCCCCAATAGTACAATAATTTCCAATATTCAGAGTTGATTCTTTTGTCCCCCAGTGTATTATAGGGTCACCAGTTGTATTTTTACCAAACATTAAATTGTTTTATATAATTTATAAATAATAACTTAAAATAATTCAATTTTTATGTACAAAGCTTTAGCTTTTTACATAAATATTAATTGGGAATTGATAAGAATATTCTACTATGACACAAGGAAAGGCAAATAGATGCATCGCATCCGCTTTAGCTCATAATAGAATATTCTGGTGCTACTCATACTTCCAAATGATAATATTATTTTACTTACAACATCCAGTTATCTTACTAATAAATAAATTACAGGCTTTTTTAATATTTGGTTGTAACATTAGTATTTTAATAGATGATTCTAATAATCTATCAAAGTTAGCAGCTTGTGTTGGGTCTGGAATTAAGCTGTATTTATTTATAATAAAATTATAAAATCTCTTAACTAAATCAATTACATCATTCGTTGTTAACTTTACATTAGGTTGTTGATTTAATAAATCACTTATAATAAATATAATTTCCGGGATGTCATATTGATCAATTTTACCATCTTTCATTATATTATTAATCGATTCTTGAAGTCTAACTGAAAAATTATCATCCATTAACATTTTATCAAATAAATATTCTATTTTTAAATTGTTTATAATAGGTTTAGTAACATCTTTAGTAATACTATCAATCACTTCATTATTAATTACTGGTAAACTTGTATCTGTCACGTTAGTCGTCATATAATATATATATATATATAATTATAGAATAAACGAATAATATATAATTAATAAAGAATGTAACATTTATTCAGGTTCTTCAAATGTAAAGAAAGATGTATCAAAATGTCTTAGATTTTTTAAGTGTTTGTTAATATAAACAAAGTTTCTATCTATCAATTAATATTAATGAGACTTAATTCAAAAAAAATTAATCAATACATTAATTCTAATAAATATGATTTTAATTTATTTAATATTAATTATAATAAAAATGAAGTAGATACAATTAATAATATGAGTTTAGATAAAAGTAAAACATATACATACTTTGGATCAATTAAAACCTTGGGTCATTCTATAAAATATTTTTTATCAGAATTAGGTACAAATAATAAATATTTAGTAAATAGAATGGAAAAAATTATATTAAATATTTTACAAAAAGTTTTAAAAGGTTATATGATGGAATATTTTTGGTTAGATATTCGCGTCACACATCCTACTAATTCTTACGATATATCTAGATGGCATAAAGATGGCAAATACTTTATCAATAATGATATGGGACAACTTTCTATGAAATCAAAATTTATAACAGTGTTAAAAGGTCCTGGAACACTACTTATTAAATCGACTAAATCAATCAATAAAATATATAAAACCATTAATGATAAGGAACGAGAAGAAAAAAGTAAATTTCCCTATAATGATATTAAAAATGAATACAATCTAGTAATGCAACATAAAATTGGAGAAAAATATCGTCTTATCTATGCAAAAAGATTTGATAAAAAGCAGATAATTCAACCAACAAATAATATGGGTGCTATACTATTTAGCGGTGATGACATAATGAAAGGTGCACTTCATTCTGAACCTAAAAAAGATGTACCTCGTATGTTTATATCTATTTTACCTGGTAGTAAGAAAGATATTGAAGAATTAAAAAAAAAGATGGAATGTATAATTATAATCTTTAAGATAATTATAATGTTAAAGATAATTATAATGTTAAAGATAATTATAATCTTAAAGATAAATTATCTTTAACATTAATGAATTTTGATGATTTAGTAAATATTGTAATGGAAATAAAAAGTCATAAAGGTGATGAATGTTTGATATGTCATTTTCCAATCGACTTGGATCTTTTGATTAAATTAAAATGTAACCATTCTTATCATAATAATTGTATAAATAATATTATTAAAGATAAAGTAGGTATAACTTGCCCCTATTGTCAGACAGTTACTAATAAAAGTATCCAAGATAAAACGATACAAGGTAATCTAATTATTAAATTAGAATCAAATAAATGTAAAAAAATAATTAAAACGGGTGTAAATAAAGGTAAAGAATGTAATATCATTCAATGTAAAAGACATAATAAAATAGAAAAAGTATTAGTATTATGTAAAGAAATATTAATGAGTGGTAAAAAAAAAGGATTACCTTGTAATCGTAATAATTGTAAATATCATAATAATATAAATTTAGATGTATAGAATTTCTTTCAATCTAGAAAGAAACAATCGCCTTCTACTTTTACTGCAGTTATCTTCTTAGCTCTACTCTTCGGTTTCACATTTGATTTTTTTAAAAAATCTGTTTTTTCTTCAAAATTATTAATTTTTATATCACAGTTTATTTTATAAAAGTTTTTTCGTTTATCGGCAATCTCTTGTAACTTGGGTAATTCATCCAAGTGATCTCTATAAAAAAGTACTTTTTTCCAAGTTTCTTCCAAGATAGGAAAAATTTCAGCAAACCATTTAGTATCACGGGGGATAGTTACTGTATGGGCTTCTACTATTTTCCAATAGATAACTTTATCAAAATAATAATTTTCAGCTCTATCGGGATAATCTGTTTTCCAATTATTTAAACAAGATAGAACCCATTCGTCATATTGTAATGATGTCATTGTTAGTCGGGGTGGGTAAATATAGAATGATTTATAGTGATGTTTATCACCTTCAAATAATAGTTCATATTTTTTAGGCAAAAATTGTAATAGATAGCCTTTTGACATTATATTATTACAATCAACCCTTCTACCATCTGTATTTTCAGTAATTTTAAATTCGTGTGATGAATCTTCTAGATATGCATTTCTATCCTCATATTCTTCTATCTTACATTGAATGAAATCACAATTGTCTAGATTACAACATTCTAATTGTTGTTGTACTTGGCAATAATAATAATAGGGACATATTCCTCCTGCTATTTTTCCTTTCTTTTTAATGTATCGTACAAATGGACATTTAATTTCTAACATATAACCTAACTTTTCATTATATTTATAATCAAGTGTAGATTTACTACCAATACCATCAGGTGATGCACCTAAAAATTTATATTTTTCACTTGGAAGACAACCAAATTCAGTCATTTTGGAATTATATATGTGTTCATATAATGATGTAGCAATCTGTTCATATTTTTTCCCGTGAAAAACAAAATCATTATCTAAGAAGGGAAAATTTGGATCACATTTTTTACAAATAAAACTTTCAACCGATTCATATGGATTGGAATCAATAGCAGTTGCCATATCGGAAGCAGTAATACGATTATACCTATAATCAAACCACTCTTTAGTCCTTTGCTCTGGCTGAGGTGTATTAAATAAGTTCATAAAATGTTTTTCCAATTCAATTGCTTCATCGGGAATATCTAAATTGATTTTTAATTCACCAATATTATACTTTACATCCCAAGATCTAAAGTTTATATCTTGAATAGTTGTAAAATTAATATTACTATTAATCATTCGACCCATTATATCAAGAATTAATTGATAGGGAGTATCAGGATATTTTTCTAATACTTTTTGATAAATTGTATTTACAATTGTGTAATATTCATCGTATGAATAATTTTTATTAAATTCGTTTTTAATAATGTGATTAATTGAAGATATAATATCACCTAATTCACCCATATTTTTATATTCTGTCATTATTTTATTATAATCTACTACTATTATTTCTATATATCAATTTTTATATATCGATAAATAAAGTTAATGTGTATAATTCAT